GGATGATGGGGTTCAAAATGTAAATATCATTAGTTTTGTCGATGGTTGTTTTTGATGTAATCTTTTGTATTTTTTTATTTGGCGCGTGTGTGTTTATAGCTCTGATCCATTGGTCGATAAGCATTGTTTGTTTAACGAAGATAACGGTGGGGGTGTTGAGCTGACATATCATTTCTATCGATGTGATTGTTTTGCCGAACCCGGGTTCGGCAGATATTACGATTGACCTTGTTTCTGTAAGGCTTTTCATAGCATCATTACTAACTAGTCTTTGTTTCGGACGGAGAGTTCCTGAAAACTCACTGGAAGAACTAGAACTAGAATTGGAAGAACTACGTGAAACATCATCTACATCTAACACGTTGGGAATACATTGAGGAAACTTAGCACAGGCGAAGTTGAAGGGTAGGAACACGAAACGGTCGTCTTTAGAGCAACCTACAACAGCAAACAGTTCTATATCTTCGTTATCGTTTGTGATTATAAGTGTTTCATCGATATATTTTTTCTCAGACATGGAGAGGTCGTTAAGGCTTATTTTAACAGACATTTTTACTTATAGTTACTATCCTTAGTGGGTTAAATTCAAAAATTCGATAAACAAATGAACGTGTTTCCATTCTTTATCGAATGTAGTAAATATTTCCAAGACGACCCATATAAACAAAAGTTTCTTCAAAAACTAGCCTTCGGATACGGCATACACATCATCAAGAGAAAAGATAAAAATATATTAGTCACGCCCAACGGGGAATTTATCATCCCGGTCATGTACTCAGACAAGGCCCGCGACGAGTTAACGGACAAGTTATGGGAGACCAACGACTTCACGCGCTTAGCCGATTGCATAGAGAACACGCGGAATACGTGGCAAACTGCTCGCAAGAAGGACAAGATCTACTTGCTCTACAAATACGTAGCGGCCATTCCAGACATGACGCCCCCGCAGAAGATGGCGATCTCCAACATACTCGTCCTGGCGTTGCTCCTCAAGATGATTAAACCTACGGATTTACACTACAAAGAAAGCAAGGTCGCCGATGTTAACGAGTACCTAATCAAACACGAGACGTATACCGATTTAAATTTCAACTATGATTACTCTATCCCCCAAACACCAAAACATACAGGTGTTTTTACAACAACCACATACACAGTAGACGACGAGGAAGAGTGAGGGATCGCACGGGGCCTCTTATCCTAAAGGGTTAGGGACGTGAAAGGTGTTGTAAAATGAAGGAATACGATACTCTCATTCTCTCAGGAAACTCAACGAACGCGATCGTGACGCTGGGAGCCTTACAGTACCTCACCGACAACGAGTTCATCAAAACCATTAAAACATATATCGGCACGTCTTCAGGAGCAATCCTATCACTCCTCCTTCTTATTGGGTACCAACCCCTAGAGATATTAACGTATCTCTGTATAGAGAAAGTATACAAAAACATGGTCCAATTCAACATCTCTAATATGCTATTGATGGGAAAACCCCTGATGAGCTTCGAACCAATCAAAAACTGCCTAGAACAACTCATCATCGAGAAACTGGGGTACATGCCTACCATGAAGAATTTAGAGAAGTTGTTTGGGAGTAAGTTAGTTTTTACGACTTATAATTTGACTGACGATAAACGCGAGTACATTTCATCAGCGACATACCCCGACCTCCCCGTTATCCACGGAATCCGAATGAGCAGCAACTTCCCGCTTGTTTTCGAGCCGTACATGTATAACGAGAAGGCCTACTTGGATGGGGGCCTGGTCGACAATTTTGCCATTGAGCATGGTGAAGACATTGGGCACGAATGTCTCGGTGTGATGACGAGCAACCCTCAGCGTAAATACAGTCCTCATGATTTTGGTAATATCGAATTTGTTTTGAAAGTATTTCAAATCTTCATATCTACTGTCACGAACGACAAAATAGATAGAACCAAATGCGATATAGTCAAACTAGACTTCAAATCAAACTTCTTTAACTTCGATAGCAGCAACACGGAGTTGATAGACATGTTCGATAAGGGCTACGCGCTCTGCAAGCAAAGTATGACAGATATGAATTAGTAATACCTCGATATGTGAAAGAAAACGTAAGTAGCAAATGCAAGACTGCGCTTCCACCACGGCGGCGTTCACACTTACAAACATAATACAGTTCGGAATCGTGATCAAGGTCCTCACCCCTCCCGTCAAATGCATCTCCACTTGTATTATCTCCGCTTTCATGGGAACAACATTAATACCATCATTTATCATAATGGACCACATCGCACACTCCAAGGTACGGTTCATTTATAAATGTATACTTATATTATCCATGACGTGTATTCCGTTCGCGAGCGCGGTCGGGGCCCGAGTAGCCATGTTTAGGTGTTTCGACGAGAACTGGTACGTGTGGTTCATCCAGGGGTGTACGGTTCCTGCAATGTTTTGGACAACGTATAAGATGCTCTTCGGTAAATCCCCAATCCACGATTCATAATTTGTATTTTACTCAATCCCTCGTACTAGCTTCATTTCATTACTCTTTAGTAATGAAATAACTTGTCCTAAAGAGTAATGGGTATGTAAATATACCTTTGTCCACCATTTTGTTTATGTAGGTCTATATCGGGTTGGTTCCTTTCGCTTGCGTCCGCGTTTGCTTCTGTCTACATCGGGGTGGTTGTGTCCTTTCTCGTAAAGGAAGTCGATGATGTCGTCGTTGTGTCCAGGACATATCATTTCCATCACAGTGTCCTCATATGGAGCTCCGTTGTCGAATCCGTACTTGAAACATTCAGTTTCGTTGTTTTTGATTGACATTATCAGTGAATCTTCACTCCATGCACATCCGTTTTGGTTTGCGTATTTAATGCACGGCAACTGCCCGTTCTCCATCGCAGCGTCGATGCACTCGGAGGTCCAGGAGCACCCGTTCTGGTGGGCGTGAGCCAACACATTGAGGTGTCCTTCTCTCGCAGCAATCTCAGTAGTGGCGGAGTCCCAGGTGTAGCCGTGGTTACGAGCGTGGTCAACGCACTGTACGTGCCCTGCTTCCGCGGCCACGTGTGTGCCCTCGCTTCTCCAATCAAGACCAGATTTAGGCTTCTTGTAAGGAGTCATGAGACAGCAAGGGTGTTCGAAACAGTCTTGAACAACTCTCGGTGTTCCGTCAATCGGGAGGCCGGTTGCCTGAACAACGGCTCCGGAGATACGAAACAGAGATGAAGGGTTATTCATAGTAGTATTCATGATTACTAATTTTAAACCATAAATCCTAAAATGAAAATTTCAAATATTTGTGTTGTTAGAAAATGAGTAACCAAATCTATTGTGGCAATAACTTGTACGAAGTCGGGAACCGGAGAATAGGAACACCCTACGAGTGCCTCAAGAAAGGAGTAGGACAAGGACTCCACTCGAATATGACCGGATTTAACCCAAACTACCAACCCATCATCGCAAACAACACGTACTGCGGAACGAACAACCCCCCAGCCGGGAAAGAGATGGGCACCCCAACGGCGTGTCTGCGGAAAGGGGTCGGAATAGGGAAAAAGATGCAATACGACAGGGGAGGAGCCCCAGCCCCAGCCCCAGGCCCACTCACTCCCTTACTCCCTGTTGTTCATCGACTCCCTGTATTTAGTTGGAAAGAATTCCTCATGAAATGGTGGCCAGTTATCTTAGCATTGCTGTTAGGTGTCATTACAGCACTCTTCAAAGCATCTTACACAACTATACTTCTAACCATTATAGGCACTTTAGTTATTAGTTGGTTTATTCAAACAATGATGAATAAATAAACATAAATTGATTTACGCGGTCTCCTCTATTAGAGGAGACCGTCCGAGTAGAACATGACCGCTTACCAGGCTGTCACGTATCGGTATACGATATATTTTAGGCGAGGAACTGACAGGTCTGTTTGCGACTGCACGAGAAAAGATGGATTCATTTTTGAGTGAATGACAAGTTACAATGTAGTTTATATTATAACCTCTAGAGGTTATAATATTTAAATTAGAAATATGTTTTTATAAACACATCTCTTCTTCGATTCGTCATTTCCGTATAACTCGCTTTACCAGATCTTTATTCTCTTTAGTTATTTTCATTTTGTTGTTTTTGTATATTACTTCCTGTAATTTCTCGTTCTCTTGGGTAAGATGTTCCACTTCTCCTTTCAACGAGACCACCTTTTTCCTTAAATTCTCCAAGTCTTCAGTACTGATATGTGCCATTTTGTTTTTATTTAGACGAGTTTGCATAGAATTCATAATTTAGAATTCATAATTTAGTTCACGAGACCCAAGCATCTGAAAACTCTATTTTGAATTACAGGCATATTGCTTATACTTTCCTCTGGTTTCTGAATTTCTCGAAGGAGATTAGCAATGTCTCGTTCACCTCTAGCGTCCACTCTCCTCACATCAACTGGTTGAGGTTTACGTTGGGGTGATGTTTTGGGTCTTGTTCCTGTTGGTCTTGAAGGTCTTGAAGGTCTTGAAGGTCCAGGTATGTTGATAACATCGTTGGCAGCTTCATCTTTAAGGGGTTGGAGGATTATGTCTCCTTCGACTTCAGAGATAACGCCATTGTCTGTTGCGGTAGAGATCACCTTCTCTATTGCCTCGCGTGCTTGCTCATCACTCACTACTTGTTCCAGTTTGCCTACATCGATGTCTAAATTAACTCCTTGGTCTTCAACGACTTCATTAATTGCTTGTTGAACAGATGTTCTATCTGTTTTATCGACAACCTCGCTGATAATGTTTTCGGCTACTGTGCTATTGATATCTCTAGCCGCCGAAACACTGTTAACGACGCTGTCTCTCGTGCTACTCGAAACAGATGATCGAGAGAGAAGTGCGACTATCTCTTCAGCCACAATGTCTGGATTTATAGATTCCCCCGTTGATATCCGTTCCTCCACGACCGCTTGGATTTCTTCATTGGGGGGAGCTTCTTCTCCCGAGGCCTCTACACGATCAGACACACGTTGAGCAATTTCGTCCGTAATGGCTGACGCCTCGGCTTCAATTGCTTGTGCGATGACAGGAGTCGTCTCTGCGATTTTCTTGGCGACGATTCTATCTAAAAGAGGCCCTTTAGCTAGAGATTTACCCCTGATTCCAAGCTCTTCAGCGTACCTGACAAGAGCAGGTTTTTTAACATCTTTAAGAAATTTATTTCTAGGCATGTCCCTATCAATGTTGAGCAGCGTGTACACAATCGCTCTAGGGATGACTCCCTCAGGGACAACATCTATCGGAGGGGTTGGGGGTCTGGGCATGCGCATGGGTGATCGTGGTCGCGACATAGGCGGCGTCGCGGGAATGGGCATCACGCGCCGTTGCTCTTCTTTTGCTTGATCAATCTCTACACACAATTCCTTAATCGTCTTTTTCTTGCCACCCGTTTTGGTGATAGAAATTCCATAATCCTCTGCTTCTGCAACCACATCATTTCTGAGATTCTTATTACAAAGTGGTTTCTTTAGTTTAGTTCTAAATCCTTGGCTACCCCCGGGACTCGGGGGTCTTTGCCTTCCGGGACTCGGGGGTCTTTGCCTTCCGGGACTCGGGGACCTTGATCTGGGCCTTCCGGGACTCGGGGGTCTTTGCCTTCCGGGACTCGGGGACCTTGATCTGGGCCTTCCGGGACTCGGGGGTCTTTGCCTTCCGGGACTCGGGGATCTTGATCTGGGCCTTCCGGGACTCGGGGGTCTTGATCTGGGCCTTCCGGGACTCGGGGACCTTGGTCTCCTTGCGCGAGCTCCTCCAACGGCTGCATTGTTATCAATGAGAAATTGAATGAGATCTTGTTTTTTTAATTTAGACCAGTTTTTAAGGCTATTGGCTCTTGCAATATCCTTTAATTCAACAACAGTCTTTGATTCGAAATCCATTTTACCTTTTGATGATTATTTTTATAGCCCGTTTTTCATATCGCGATACCCACATCACATACGAGAGCAGCACCATCGCCTCGTCAAGTACTATGTTTGTTTTTGATATACATTTCGATATCTTCGTGTTTCACAGTATACGGCACTGTTATCAATTTGATATTATTTTGTTCACAGAGACGTTGTTTCATTTCGTCTCTGTATTTCAGATTATAAAAAGCCTCTTTGTTAGGATGGAAGTAGGGTATGTACTTGTAATGTTGTTCTCCGTTGTATTCGACTGCAACCTTCAACTCGTCGTTGTAGCAATCCAGTTCTAAGTTGTGACCACTCACTCCGTTTAACATGAAATTGGGTCGAACCTTCGGGAACGGCTTGCCTGTTATATGTTCAATAGCCCGTCTACACTCGGTCTCTCCCTTGCTTTCAAAAGACACCTTCTTCTTTTGTTTCACGGATTTCCCTAGTAAATCCCACATCATAGGTGTATGGTCAGTGTAAGTGCCTTTTTCCCCGGATATAAGGTTCCAGAACACTAGGACGATAAATATGATAACCGCTGTCCAAAACAGGATTGTAAACATTTTGTTCTCAATGGCTTTCTGAAACCACATTTTTCTCATAAAAGATTAAGTTTTTGGTATTTAGTTCTGTATCGTGTCCCGATTCGATTGCTTTGAGACACGCTCTCTTTCCTATTTCGTATTCCTTGACGTAATAAGACACGATACCCATCTCCTGCCATCGGTCGTGATTATAACATTTTTGGTTCACCCACAAAACACAGTTAGTTGGATACTCGAGATCGCACGCCAGATTAGAAAACGCGAACGCGAGTTTAAACATATCTTTCTTCCTGTATATTTTGATCATTTCTACCAAAGGCTCGGCTCGTTCAATCAACTGATAAGCTTTCATATACCACTTGACGCGTTCGTCTTCGTCTTTCTCTAGGTCTGCATACTTCATCATTGAGTTGAATCGTTCTTCCAAGAAGCCGTCTTTGTTGTTTGCTCTTTGTTTGTAAAAAAACATAGCATCTTTCTTCATATTAAGACAGTCGTATGTCTGTGCGAGATAATACTGCGTTCTCCCATTTGACGGGTTCCTCGCTATGTCCTTCTTCAGTAACACCAAATCCTTTTTCCATCTGGTCTGCGATTTACCGTCATTGTCTTTCACTCTGTCTTGGTACACCATCACGTCGCCATTCAGTTTACCTATACTAGCTTTATGAGGCACTTCAATATATTCATGAACGGCTCCTTTGTATCTAAAACCGATATTAGGTTTAATTAACCTAATATTATAATAATCTAATTCATTCCCTGCCCCTATATACCATTTCTGATGTAATAAGAAACCATGATCATTGCTTTTTCGCAATAGATCTCTTAAATCTTTGGTAGATTTGTACTCATCGTTACTGTCAAACAGTAGTAGGTAATCATATAAATGTTTGTCTGCAAAATCCAATAGCTTGTTTCGTGATACCGAGAAGTCCTCGAATTGCCCTTGAAGCAAATGGAAGTGGATATTGTTCTGTTTCGCGAACTTCCTTGCCACGTCTATCGTCTTGTCTTCGGAACCCGTGTCGAAGAGGATAATCCCATCAACCAGGTCCTTCACGCTCTCAAGCGACGTTTGAATACGGTTCTCCTCGTTTCTCACCATCATCACAACAGCTAGCTGTAAATGACTCATTTTCTATATTTCTTAAACCATATCTCTACATAACTCGTATTTATTACCCAAAAGGGTAATAAAATTCTAAGAGGAACAGTCTTTAGAGAGCACCCTAATTACGTCCCACATTTCCTTTTCCCGATCTTTATGGTCGATGACTTGTTGCTTGTATGCATTCACGATGTTTTTCATTTTACAGATCTCTTCTTTGCTTTGTATGCGTTAACGTTGGCGTAAACAACGCGTAATTCTCCTTGCAGTTTAATTCTCGTAGTGTCTTGTATAGCCTCCTCGGATTCGGTGTAAGGGAAAGTCATAATTAATTATTTTTGATATTTATGGGTGGTTAAACTCATCTTTTTGAGTTTTTGTATACGATAATGGTTATAATTATAACCCCAATGGCCCATATAACCCACGTTGATTTGAAAAAACTAATTAACGTATCAGATAAGGGTCTTTGTGGGATGTTGTCTTGTACGTCTTCGTCCTCTATCCGTTCATGAGCGTCTTCGTCTTCGGCGTCGTCTACCCCTGGTGTAGGAGGTGTTACTACAGGTCCTTGTGTAATTGTAAAGTTTTCATTCATAAAATCCTGTGCGGAAATCCAGAATTTGCGCTTGAGGCATATCAAAACGGTGTCACTAGGAACCTCGATCTCTCTGTTGGAGCAAGCAACAGAACAGCTGTCCTTTCGGTCTTCGCACGGAGGAACCTCTGCGCATGTGTTATCGGGATTCCATTTCAGACAACTGTAACAAGGCTGTTGGCCATCTGGCCCGCATCTATTATCGGGTTGGCATTTATAAGGACGCTGTCCCTTGATTGGGTCACACGAAAGCGATCGGAGGAGGCATTTATAACCGTCGGCTCGCACGGCCCAGCAACCCCCGAGTGATTTCTTATGGTTGTTTATTATTCTAAAAAGAGAGGTAAGGGTGTAATTTCTGCTTCTGTAAGGTTTCCTCACCCATTCTCCGTAAGGAGTTGCGTTTGGATCGACGACATACGATCCTTTTACTTTTTCAATAAAGTTACTAAAAGATGCCTCGAGATTAGGATCTTGGGTAAGGATCTGAATAAGTTCTTGTTCGTTTCTGGGGCTTTTTCCATATCTGTCTACGATATCCTTCGCGATCTGAATACGCCGTTTCATACGCATCAGTTCATGAAACCCGCGAGCTTTTTGTATGTACTGATCCTTAATCTCTGTTTCTTTTGCTTGAGCCGTTGCGGTTATTGAGAGCCCTAATCGCCTGAGAAAGTTAAGAAGATTTGCGTTGTAGCGAATATCTTCTACACCTCTCGCTATATCTACAGGTTGGTCATTAAATACGAGTCGATAATCTCCCACCGAACCCTCTAACCCAAGTGACGAGATCTCTCCCGCAGGTATATCAATGTCTCGGAGCATCTGCCTGAAAGGAACAAGCTCAGTGGCCAGGTCTAACGTTAAACGACCTTTGTTTCCTATATCAAGACGGTTGGCTAACTGGGCAACCGGTGTATAAATCTCTAGATATTGATCCATTTTACTAGAAAATAATTTACTTGTAACCGATCGGAATAACATCATTACATAAATGACTATATTTTTGTAATGAATTTGAATGATAAAAGTGTGTTAATTTTTACTGAAAGCGATCTAAAGATGTGTTCTGTATGACAAAATGCCTAAACCTAAATCTCCAGAGAGACCACCTAAGCGCAAAGTTGCTCCTACAAAGAAAGTTGCTCCTACAAAGAAAGTTGAGAACAAGCAAAACCCCTCGAGAGTGGCCCCTAAGGATAAAATCGTCAATGGGGAGATTGACGATATTGACGATATTGACGATTTACAATCCCAATTAAACATGATTGAGATCAGTGAAGCAAGCGCTCCGGGGGCTCGGGTCCCCGTTGTCAGCAAGGACCGGGATGTTTATGAGGATACTTCTAGGGATGTTAACAAAACCTACCCATCCCTTATCCAAGAGCTTATCACTATTTGTGTTGGCGAAGCTAGCGAAGTGAGAGGGGCTCTCAAGAATCGCAACCGACAGAAATACAAAAATATCTTCGACAGTTACAAAATCAAACTATCCGAACGTGATTATTCTATCGTTAAAGGTGCTTTATTTTATCTATACGATTTCAGTCGTGTTAACTCTATTGATAAAGAAAGTGCTTTGTGGCAAATGGGAATCTATGAAATTCCTACTAGTCAGATCGTATCGTACACAAGCAAAGATGTGCTGAAAAGTATCGCCAAAGACCACGGACTACCGTATTCAAATAAAAACGCCGATGCTCTTGTAGAGAGTATCCGCGGTGTAATTGACCCAAGCATTTAAAACACAGGTTGCCCTCTTCAAATTTCCATACCTTTCGGGTATGGAAACAAAATAGAAATAAAATATTATCCTGTTTGAGTTGTTTCGGGTCCTGATGGTTCTTTCATGCTTCGCTCACCTGTGTTTGTCATATTGTTTATAGTGCCTAAGAGGTTTGTGCCTGTTTTCTTGAAGATCATTTTACTGACGACGAAGAGAACAACATTCATGGTGAGCATCATGAAGAGTCTAATCTCTGGGGACCACTTGCTACCGGACGGCACGTAGCTCTTCTCTGCCATTTCGACAAGTAGCTGGTCGTATGTGTTCATCGACATTATCTGTTGCTGCGCGAATCCTTCCATGTCGAAATTGATTTTACCTAGAGCGACCTCGCACCCCATGACGAAGACGATCATGTACCGTTTCCAGTTTTCGACCGACGAATCGAGCGATAACTTCTTAGTAAGCATTTCATATTTTTGAGACATTAGCTTTGGGTCCGAATATAACGTAAACTCGGGGATACTAGCGTTTGGGTGCATTCTCCTCAGGACCTCGTACTTAAAATAGACAGCATTCCGCTCCTTCTGCGTTTCTTCATTTTCCTCGGCGTAAGCGTAAGTATTGTTAATGGTTACTTTTTTCTTTTGTTGGAGTTCGTGTAGGGTTGGAGGTGTCATTGATTGAGTGGTTTGTTTTGTTTCTCCTAGAAGGGTATCTAGCTGTTCTTCCATGACTTCGTCTTGAGAGGATTCCGTGGTCCCATCATCAACGGGGTCGGAAGGGTTTTGGATCTGTTTCTCATCAGAAGGGGGGTCATCTTTAGGAGGGGGTATATAATGCTTGTTAAGTAAATCCCTCCGGACTTTAGTTTTGTTTTCAAGAAGTTCCAAATACAGAGTAGGCATCCTCGAGAAACTTTTTTGAGGAAGTACTCGCTCGTAATCCTCAAGAGGAATCTGTTCAATTAGTAATTCTCCCATTTTGAAACCTGCATGGTTTTGTTAACCCTCTATATATCATTTAACCCTAGGGTTAAATGAACGTTAAATAACAAATAACATCTCTCTATCTATTAAAATTTATTGACGTTTAAGATAACTTTTAAATGGGTACAATCGCTTCAGAGCGTAATCGAACACGAACACCTGCGACGATAACATACCGACACGTGAATAAAAGTCATCAATCACGTTCAACTTCTCCATCATAGAAAAAAGAACAACGAGTTGTAACAAAACCAACACCACCAACTTCACATTACTTTCCTCTTCGGGGTCTATTTGTTTGTATACATAGATGGCTAACCACTCTACTGCCATTCCCGCAACGAACCCGAATGAGAATTTAGCCACATTTTGTAATACCATTTTATTTACATTTATATTACCAACCAGCTTTCTTAGTGGACCCATTAGTCTTTCTTTGTGTCCATGGCCCGATCTCTTTGGGCTTCGCTTCGTGGAGCCAGGCCGTCCGCTCGTATATCATCTGACTCCAGTCGCCGGGCCGCTCCTTCTTCATCTTCTCATCAAAAACAAATGCACCACTCTCTTGACGACCAACATGACTACCCCACTTAGGCCCGTTATCGACCACATCTCTTCCATATTTTTGATTAGGATTTGAACCTGGTTTGTAGCTCGGATCATACTTTCTTAGATCACTCATTTCTTTTATTTTTACTCTTATTTCTTAACTTAACAAACCATTTATTAGTAACCTTAGTAAAACATATTAGAGAAAATCGTGTTTGTTCTATTCGTGTTTGATAGATTTATAAAATTCTAGAGCTTTTGGATGAGCTCTGAATGTCGTCTTTGTAATGTTTTTAACAAACAAGTTATCGATCATCCTGACACGAGAAAGAGCGACATATGCTTGTCCGTATTCGAAGACGCCTTTTAAGTTGATCATTGCCGAGTCTAACGTCATGCCCTGGCTTTTGTGGACAGTAATCGCGTACGCCAGCTTCAGGGGAATCTGATAAATAACCCCCACCAACTTTTTCCCCTCTTTCACCTCATACCCGTGATAAGACACCAACATACGGGTCTCCTCCTTGT